GGGGCGGGGCAAGAAACCACGAACCAGGAGATCCACGTGAAACCGCTCTTCCCGAACCTGTTCCACCGCTTCGCAGTGCTGCTCGCGCTTTCGATCGCACTCACGATCGGCGCCGGAACCTTCCTGCCGGCCGCGCGTGCCGCGACGCCGAACGTCGCCGTCGGCGCAGGCCAGGTGGCTGTCATCCCGATCTTCATCGCGGGCCAGCGCACGACGACCACCGCTGCGGTGGCGCGCTTCACGATGCCGTTTCCGTGCGACGTGCTTGGCGTGTCGGCATCCGCCCGCGCCTCTGGCGGCACCACGCCGACCCTCACGGTCGACGTGCAGAAGGGCGCCGTTTCGATCCTCTCGGCGCCGGTCGCGGTGACCGCGGGCGCGGTGGCCGAGGCGACGATCGCGACGGCGGCCGTCGCGGACGAGTCGGCAATGACCATCGATCTGGCGATCGGCGGCGGCACGCCGACGTGGGACGACATCATGGTGCTGATCACCGTCGCGCGGAAATAGGGGCGCGGAACGGGACACGCGACGGGGCGGGGTGATCCCCGCCCTTTCTCTCTCAGATGCTCGCCGACTACCAGACCCTCGTGACCGACCTCGTGCGCGACGACGCCGGCAAGATCCAGGCGGCCGAGCGCGACCGCGCGATTCTGCTCGCCGTCACGCGCTACTCGAAGGACCGGCCGCGCGACAAGGTCGAGGACCTGACGCCGGAATCCTCGCAGTTGCTGCCGCTGCCGGCCGCCTGGGACGCGGAGTTCTCGACGCTGCGCTCGCTCGAATATCCGATCGGCAACATCCCGCCGACGCTGATCGAGGGCGGGCGCTACGCCTTCTACCGCACACCCTCGGCGCTCAAGATCCAGCTCGCCGACGCCGTGGCCGTGGCCGCGGCGAACGTGCGCTCGACCTACACCGTCAAGCACTCGGTCACGGCGGCCGAGGACACGATTCCGGTGCAGGACCGCGAGCCCGTCGCCTGCTGGGGCGCGGCGATCCTGGCCGACCAGCTCTCGGCGTTCTATTCGGGCGGCACCGACTCGACGATCCAGGCGGACAGCGCACCCGGTCAGACGAGGGCGCAGGAGTACGCCTCGCGCGCCAGAACGCTGAGGAAGCGCTACTTCGACGAGCTGGGCATCGAGGAGAAGAAGTCCGAGCCTGCGGGCACGTTCGTCAACCTCGACCAGGCCGACAGCCAGGGGCAGGACCGGCTCACGCACCCGCGCAGGTTCCGCTGATGGAGATCCGCATCGACTTCGATGAGATCCGGCAGCTCGAGGCGAGCTACGAGCGCGCGCCGGAGATCGTGCGCGAGGAGCTGCTGCGCGCGGTGACCGAGGCCGATCTACTGATCAACCGCGAGGTGGTCGATCGCATGCCGAGCGCGAGCGGGCTCATGCGCCAGAGCGTGACGCACGAAGAGCGCGTCGAGGGCCTCGCCGTTGAGGGCTTTGTCGGCTCGGCGCTCAACTACGTGCAGCCGGTGGAACTCGGCACGCGGCCGCACTTTCCGCCGATCGAGCCGCTGATGGACTGGGTGCGGCTGCGTTTTCCGGTCCGATCGGACATGGAGGTCCGCTCGATCGCGTTCCTGGTGGCGCGCAAGATCTCCCGCGTCGGCACCAAGGGCGCCGAGATGTTCGGCAAGACGCTCGCGGCCGTGGAGCCGCAGCTCGAGGCCATCTTCGGCGCCGCCCGCGATCGCATCGCCTCGCGTGTGACGGGGGCTGCGTGACATGCCCGCGCCAACCCTCGACCTCGCGCCGGTGCGCGCCGCGATTGCGGCCAAGGTGGCGGCGGTGGCCAATGTCGGGCAGGTGCACGCCTACGAGCGCTATGCGCGCGAGGCAAGCGCGCTCCTCGCCCTCTACAAGTCGGCCGCCCAGGGCGGCGAGCGCCTGCTGGGCTGGTACGTCAGGCAGGGCGGATTCCAGGAAGTGTTCGTCGACACCGGCCGCTGGGTGCGCGACGTGGACTGGGAGATCGTCGGCTACATGGGGCTCGATGATGCCGACGCAACCGAAAAGAAAATGGCCGTGCTCGTCGATGCGATCGCGGACGCCTTTCGCGACGACGACGACCTGGGCGGCGCGGTCGCCAGTTGCATCATCGACAACCGCGGCGACCAGGCGGGCATCCAGTTGCGCGAATTCGGGCCAGTTCTCTTTGCGGGCGTGCTGTGCCACCGGGCGCGGCTCGGCGTCACGACGCGGATTTTCATCTAGGAGCGGGCGATGAGACGGACCAAAGACGAGCAACCAGACGCCGCGCCGGCCGCGGACGAGTTCGCGGGCGAAGGCGGCACGTTCGAAGTGCGGGACGGAAAGCGCGTGCGGGTAAGCCCGCCCTCGCAGCCGCACCCCGAGGGCGATCAGCCGCGCGATGAACACGGCCGCCCGATCGGGCCGGACGGCAAGCCCGTGCCGGCGGCTGAACAAGGAGCCTGACGATGCCGATGCGATTCAAGCGCAAGGTCATTCTGTTCAAGAACGAGGGCACGGCCGGCCAGGACGCCGCACCCACCGCGGGCGCGAACGCGATCCTCACGCGCAACTTTCGGATCACGCCGCTCGAGCAGGAGGGCGACGACCGCGATTTCGACGTGAGCTACGTCGGCAACAAGGGGCGCCTCATCTCGGGCGCGACGGTCAAGTTCGATTTCGACGTCGAGATGGCGGGCGCGGGCGCCGCGGGCACCGCGCCGGGCTACGGGCCGCTGCTGAAATCCTGCTGCATGTCCGAGACGATCAACGCCGGCACGTCGGTGGTCTACGCGCCGGTCAATCCGGGCTCCGAGTCGACGGGGACGCTCTACTTCTACCTCGACGGGCGGCTGCACAAAGCGGTGTATTGCCTCGGCAACGTGACGCCGAAGCTCGTGCGCGGCCGCGCGCCGCTCTACTCCTTCAGCTTCATCGGGATCTACGTCGCGCCGACGGATGTCGGCCTCGTGTCGCCGACGCTGACTGCGTTCCAGAAGCCGCTGGTCGTGAACAACGCGAACACCACGCCCGTGACGCTTTACACCTATGCGGGCAAGTTCAGCGAGATCCAGTTTTCAACGGGCAACGTCCTCAACTACCGCAACCTGGTGGGCTCGGAATCGATCCGCTTCACCGATCGCGACTCGCGCGGGTCGGTGAAGCTCGAGGACGAGCTGATCGCGGCGAAGGACTGGTGGAGCATCATCCGCGCCGGGACGCTCGGCGCGCTGTCGGTCACGCACGGCACGGCCGCCGGCAACAAGGTGGTGCTCGCCGCGCTCAACGTGCAGCTGCTCGATCCGGGGAGCGACGCGGAAGACAACATCGCGATGCTCCCGATGAACCTGCTGCTCACCGCGACGCTCGCGGGCAACGACGAGTATTCGATCACGGTGCAGTAAGACGCACCGGCAGCAAAGATCCTCCGCGCATCGGCCCGCCGCCGGTGCGCGGGGTCCGGCACCAATAATAAAACCAAAGCCGACGGCGGGGCTTCGCGACGGGCAAGCCTGAGACGCTGCCCGTATTTTTTTTGGAGAAACGAACGATGTTCAAGGTGGCGAAAACCAAGACGGTGCGATGGCCAGTGACCGTGAAGGTCCCGCAGGACGGTGGGCGCACGCAGGACGCCGAGTTCACTGCTGAATTTGACGTGATCCCGCAGCAGACGATGGACGCCGTGGTGCTCGCCGCCGGCGATCTGCTCGATCGCGTGCTGATCGGTTGGGAGGGCGTCGCCGATGAGAGCGGCCAGGCGACGCCCTATTCGAGCGAGGCGAAGAAGGATCTGCTCGACATCACCTATGTGCGGCACGCGCTCTTTGGCGCCTACAGCGAAGTGCAGCAGGGACGTGCGGCCGCAAGAAAAAACTAGCCGAGGCCGCGCGGCACTGGGCGCGCGGCGGAGAGGCCGATGACGGATCGAGCGACGACGACTGGCGGAAAGAACTCCGCGAGCTGGGCGTGCCGGGCGCCGACATCGAACGATCGCTCGCCGGGCGCGAGGTGGATGAACCCGGCAAGGACGCCTTCGCGATCTGGCCGGAGAACTTGCCGGCGCTCGAGTTGTTCCTCGACCTCGAGACCCAGTGGCGCATGGCTATCGGCGAAGTCCACCTGCTATATGTCGGGCTCGACTACCCGGCGGCCGAGGCGCTCATGCGGGCGCGGCGCCTTCGCAATCGAGACATTCTCTTCGACGACTTGCGCGCGATGGAGCGCGCGGCGCTTCCCATCATGAACGACCACGATGACTGAGCGCACCTACGGCATCCGCATGACGGCCGACGCCTCGGGCGTCGTCGGCGCGACGAAAGCGACCACCGCCGGCCTCGAGGAGTTGACCAAGCGGGCGCAGGAGCTGGGGATCAACCTACGCAAGATCGAGGCCGACGTCGCCAAGGTGACGAGCAGCCAAGCCGCCTACAACACGATCCTGCAGAAGGCGCTCGAGGCCGAGGTGAAGCACGCCCAGGGGCTCGGGCAGATGGCGAAGGAGACGAAGAGCACCGCCGCGGAAACGGTCGCATTCGTCGCCAACCTCAAGGAAAAAGCCGACACGCTCGGTAAGACGCGCGCGCAGACGGAAAGCTATCGCGCGGCGCAGCTGAGCCTCACGGACGCCCAGAAGGCAAGCGTCGCCACCTCGGTGAAGCAGATCGAAGCCTACGACGAGAACGAGAAGGCGCTCGGCCGTCTCAAGGTCGTCGGCCTCGCTGCGGCCGCGGTGCTTGTCGCGTATGCGACGAGCACGGCATTCGCGGTAAAGCGCATCGTCGATGAGGCGGGCG